CTCTCCATAAATGGCAGACCTTCACGCTTCATGTGTTCACGGAAGTCGGCCAACTTGGCTTCACGGTTGGGATCGGTGCTGAGAGCTTGCAGTATTGTTTCCACCGATGCCAGGTCTTGCCGTGTGGCTGTTCGGTTCAGCAACATCTTGGCCACAGCATCTGGATCATCTGTAATAATCTCATTGGTGTTGCGATCAGCAATGCCAGCTATCTGATTCAGTTTGTAGCCCAGACTCTTGGCTATCGAATTCATGAGTACATTACGTTCTCGGCCTTTGTATTTTGAATCTGCGGGCATGGCACCCAGCACAAACTTTGACCAAGGCACATTGTTAAGAAACATAAAATCAGTCTGCACGTAACCCAGATCAGGGCGACCGTTGATGGGTGTTTTGAAGTGCACCGCGGTACCGGACTTGCGCACCCATTCTTCAGGTTTGAACCCTTGACTCAGTGCCCAGCTGGTCAGCTGTGCAACCATTTGTTCTTTGGTGACCTCAGCGGTATCCACAGCAATGTCTAGATCACCCGAAGTGTCTTTGATGCCGGTGCTGCCAAGAGTGTTGTTTTGTAGATCCAGGCCAGGAACCAGTTCTTCCAACCAGGACAGGGTTGATTTTACGTCAGTTTGATTGATTCGCTGTGTTAAGGCACGGCCATCAGCATCTTTGAATACGTTGCCACCTTCAAAAACATTCATTATATACCTCTGAAGCCGGCCATGAGCAACAGGGCATCGGCTACAGGATTCCCTGTGCTTTGTACATTGTTGTCGCCAATGTTTTTAACTGCGGTATTACCAAATATAGGAAGACCTTTGACCACTGCCGAATCCATATTTTGAGTGAACTGTTGCTGATAACTCCTGGCGTCACCGGCGGCTTGATTGGATTGTGTGTCGTCTGAAGTCTTGGTGCCGGGTGATCGAGGTGCTTGAGTTCCGGGTGCTTGTGTTTGGGCTATGGCTGTCTGTTGTATCAATTTCAACCATAGGTCTTTTTCTTTCTGGGGCGACACAGGCGTAGAAGCTGGTGGAGTAGGTGCGGCTGGCTTATCTGCGCCCGGTGGAGGTGGAGTCCCCGATTTAGCCTGTTGAGCATTTGTAGCTGCTGCTATGCGTTGTTGCAGTTTGGCCTGTTCAGCAGGAGTAGGTGCCCCAGATTTAACTGCTCCAGTAATTTTTTCTTCTTCAGTCACATTGTCGGATCCACTCAACTGCTTGACCAAGGCTTTGATTTGTGCCTGATTTATCACATTGGGTAGATACTGTCCACCCAGCAAATTTTTAGACACAAAAGCCAAGAGAGCCTGTTCATACATATCACCTTCTCTGGCATCTGGATTGGTTCTCAGCAGATCTTTTTCATAGGCTTTCCAGGCATCGTAGGTTTTGTCAGCCAACATTTTTATCTGTTGTTGACGTACAGGATCTTTCATGGCCGCTGAAAAAGCACCGCCGCCTGTGAGTTTTTGTCCCAAGGCGCTGGCACCGGCTCGAGCACCGCCCACTAAGTTGCCCAAGGCACTGGCAATGCCTTCATTGACCGGCAGTTTGGTTATTTCATGTATTTGCATCTGTGCGCCTCACTGATCGGGTAAACTTGTCCGGGTCACGCTGATTGATTGCGTTGAGCAGTTTGCGTTTCAAATTCTCGGCCTGTTCTGCTGGATAAGTTGTGTCAATTTCTTCCAGTAATCTGATAGCACTGGCTATAACATTGCTGGCGCGATTTTCGATCACATGGCGTTGATCGCGCTCGATATACATGGCATCTAGTTCTTCTAGTAAACTACGAGTCTTTTTTTGCATTTTGGGTCAGGACCTTTTTATTATTTAGCGGTGTTTTGTATTTAGGTCAACCCAATTTTACCAGCAAAGTAGTCTGCTAATGCAAGGTACCCTATATCGTTAGGATGTCCTTTAAATGTTTTGTAGGAATATCCATATTTTTGTTGTGTGTCCACATTAAAAAAATAAAATCGACATACGTCATATAGGTATTCTGGTTGCAATTTTAAATTGGCAGAATGAATTGCTTTTAATGATCGTAGCTTGCGGTCAAGATCGGCGACACCAATATTAAACTCTGTTAATGGCATATTTAAACTTCTAAAATTATTATCATTTTTATAGTTTGATATCCAGGACATTTGTTCAGCATATTGTGACGGGTGTAAACTTAGTCCAGACATAAACAATGGAATACCCAGGGCCTGTACGCTGTGCATAAAATAAAAACTCAACATTATAGTATTTTGTACATCATTCCATGCATGCCAATACTCAGTATAAATTTTGTCAAGATCATTCTTACCTGCATGTGGTCCACGCCCGGGCCATATTTGTTGCCATTTTCCTAACTTTAAAATTTCAGTTCTTGAAGCAGGGGCCAATGGAAATATAATATAATCATAATTAGGATCACGGCATAATTCTTCAATGCCAATTCTAGCTGCACGTTGATTACCTATGCCACCTCTGGCAAGATTAACAACATCAACACCGTATTTGCAAGACAGTTGCGCAGGCCATGATACTACTGCTGGATCTAGCCCCCATTCGTTAGCTCCATATGTCCAACTATCCCCTAAAGTTAGTATTCTCACGTTTGTTTAATTTGCCCTAGTAACTGTTTTAGTTTAGCACTTTGCACATCTGCTGTAATGCGTCCTGTGTCCTCACGTTCTGTAGGATTTACTGGTTCAGTTCCGTTGGTTAAATTGCTTTTTGCTTTGATGCTGTCTAGCAAATTACCTCGGGCAAATGAATTGACTGGACCGGCTTCCTCGCCTGGATCAGTAATACGCATAGTTTCAATATTGTAATCCAAGTCAATCTTCATGCCTACACCTGTACTACTACGACTCTTCATACACTGGATCTGATACTTGCCACGCTCACGCATAGCTCTACTGGTAAAGATACCAAAAACGTTGTCCGCTGTGTTGATCTTTGAAATACCACCTGAAATATGACTGTGGTCAAACTCAATTTCTTCTACCGCACTACGATTCAACTGACTTGCTGTCACAAACAACACATTGAGTTCTTTGGCCAAGTTACGCAGTTCTTCACTCACATACTTGTCTTTGACAAACAAGTCATTAGGGCTGACCTTGGCACTCACAGGCATTAACAAGTCCAGGTAATCACACATGACAAAGTCTACACGTAATCCTGTTTGCACTTGCACTTCTTTGATATAACTACGGATGTCATTGATGTTGCTTTGTGCCGGCAAGGCCTTGATCCTATACTGTCCAGCTTTTTTGCTCACAAGTTTGACCTTGAGTTCAGTTTGATCAATGTCCTTGCGGATCTCTTTGGTGCTCATTCCGGCCAACATGGCATCAGTTCTTAACGCACACAGTTCTTCACTCAATTCTAAACTGATATACACACCGCTGAGTCCGGCCTGTAACCAGCTGAGTGCTATGTTCATCATGACCAAACTCTTGCCCGACCCAGATCCACCAGCAAAAATGTTTAATTCGCCACGACTAAACCCACCATACAAAATTTTATCCATCTGTGGCCAGCCTGTTGAAACTTGTCCGCCCGAATTGAAGTATTTGTTGATACGAGCTTTGGGATCACTCCAATAATCTGTGCCCATGTCCTTGGTCAAGCTGATCTGTACCGCATCCTTGATCAGTTTCTCCACTGGATCATACTCGCCCTTTTCCAACAGGTCTGCCGATTTTAAAATTGCACGTTCTAGCTCTTGTCTGCGAGTAAAACTTTCAAACTCGTCCATGAACCATTCAAAGTGTCCATCGTTGAGATCAGGAATGTGATTCAATGCAACCCCAGTGCTGGCACGGATTTGTTCTACTGTGGGCAAGGTTTTGTGATCGTCACTGTGCCGGGCAATAAACTCAGCCGCAGGCCTTAGACTTCTATCAAAGTTTTCAGGATTGTAGATATTTTGCACACGCACATAACTTTCTGCGTCTTGCAACATCATTTCTAAAAACAAGCGTTGTACGTCAGGTCCGTAATCTTTTAACAAGTTGTTTCTTCCTTAAAATATACTGTAATTTTTTGAATTCTTAACCAGAAACTCAACTGCTTGATCAACATCAACTGGTATATGATTAATTGTCCATAGCCGATTTTGATCCACCGTGTTATGATTTTTTTCATACATAAACAACAATATTGCCAAGTCATACAAGTCTCTAGGAGCAATCTTATCGGCAAGTTCTTCCATGCTCAGGCTATCACAGTTGTCGATTGGACGTCCTTGCAACTCTATGTATTTCTTGGCCATTTCTATTTTTTCTTCGTCGGGACAATGCCCATTGACATCAATGTGTAAATCTGTCAAATAGTTTAAATCTGTAATTTTACCAAAATCAATTGTCAAGTCTGCTGGACAATCAGTGTCATTTTTAAGCATGAAATAAAACGCTTTTATGTTTTCAATCATTGCATCAAGTTGAACCAGCATTTCTGCTTGCGTAAAATCAACAAATTCAACCTGTTGTTTTTTATAAAATACATTTTTTAACCACCCGAATGTGTTTGTGTGTGGATAAATTTTTCTTATCCAGTGTTGATTTTTAAAGTCGCTAAGGTGGCTGACATCGTTATAATGACTCAGTACTGTTTGATGTGCGCCGTTGGTTATCTCATTTTTTATTTTTTTCAAATCAGATGGAACAAAAATTGCACTTGTAACGGTTTGTCCTACATCTATTCGATATTGTGGTTTTACAAAAAGTTTTCCGACTGTTAAAAAGGCTGCCAAAAAATGTCCGCTGGCTCCAGCCGGAAACAAAATAATTTTCTTTTGATAACTGTTCATAATGATCCTAAAAATACAATTACATTAATTTTGATTATTGAAGTCTTTTAACAAGTTGTTTCTTCCTTAGTTCAATTTTAATCTTACTAGTTTCACGTGCTTGCATGATAGTTATCAAGGTTGCCAATTTACCCCAACGAATCACAGCATCATTCACATCCTTGACATCCGCAGGCCATGCAGGCATGCTCACACTCCAGCCCAGTTCTACTGCACGGTCTACCAGTTTCATACCTGCCGCATCTTGGTCTGGAACTACTATGACTTCACGATCCAGACTACGGATCAATCGCACCTGTGCATCATTGATTTCTGCGTGCAATACTGCTAAGCCGCCAATGCTGAGTGCATCAAACACACCTTCAACAACAATTGCAGTCTGCCACGTGGCCTTTTGCAAGTCGGTACCAAACACATATCCATGTTGTATGTCTTGAATATAGCGTGGAGTACGATCATCAAGAAAACGAGTAGTGTGCCCTACCACTTGATTGTCATGCGTAAACGGAATTACTACACCGGGACGTGGCATGGTTTTATACATGAATGGATAGTCCTGTGGAATACATCTGTTACGCAAATACTCGTCGGCTGTGTCATTCAACAGTTGTGTATCTGCTGGTAAATCTCGATCTTCAAATTCAATGTTTTGTAATTGATTTACTACCTGTTGGCGTTCGCCTAGCAGGCCTTCTATACTCTTGTGTTTGAGGCTTTCAAGATTGATACGTTCAATTTCTTCTTGAGGCACATTCATCCACTCTAGTAACCGACGAGCTTTGAATGTTAGGTTGCGACCCAGAACAAAACTGGCAGTATAGCCACAATTAAAA